CATATAAACTACAAAATAATATCTGCCGGGCATCAAGAATGCGTTCCTTACCAATCGCATTTAGATTTGCGACAGATGCTCTCATAAACTCTTCATAGTCCTCATCATTCTGTTGTTTGAACCCAGAGATATAAAGTTCTCGCACTTCTCTCATTATCTCTGCGGTTTCTGGTTCAAATACAATAACTTCATCACCCAGAGGGATTGATTGAGTTTTCATACAACTCATTGAGAACTTCATTGATATTCTGGTTTCTTCTGGGGAGAGTGCATCAACATCTCCATTTCTAAAAGAATGTTGGATACAACCATTTGAGCATTCTATGAGACGTAAGAGAGCAAGTTTATCTTGTTCTTCATCTGGTAGTGTCTGAAATATAAAGTCCCAATCTTTTTTCATTTTAGGTTATCGTAACGTTTCCAATCCCAGGTTCTACTCATAAAAGCAAAGTCCAACCCAAACTTATGTGCCCAGAATAAGACATTCAATACATCTCCAGACCCACTGCGGATTTGTAAATAAGGCCAAGAAGGGTAATCGTTAAAACTAACCGAAACTTGAAATAAACTCCACTTTCTTATGTTTATAATGGAGGCATACCAATCAGTCCCATAGTCTTCTCTTTTGTCGCAGATAATTAAAGAGTTTTTCATTTTGTACAATCTAAAAAATACTTATAGGTTGCTAAATTACCATCCGACCACTGAACTACATCACATCGGTCTTCATATCTATCCACCACCGCAAAGTTTGTTTTTGGTGTGACTGTGTGATTTTCTGGGGATGGTTTTAGCATATAAAAAGCAAGTAATGTAAAACAAGCACCAATAATCGCACCAATCATTAGTGTTTTTTGATATTCGTAATCAGTCATGGTAGTTCCCTTTTCATAAGATTTGCAAGTCCCTCAATATACTTGGGAGGTTCGTCAAGTGCTTTTATTATAGCATCATAATCTTTTTCTGTAACCTTGATACATGTATTTCTTCCCAATAAGTTCCAAGGGTCTCTAACTCCCATATCATCAGGTTCGTACATATCGTACCACCCAATATTGAGTTCATAAAAGAATGCACAACGATCTATATTATCTTGCAAATCAAAACGAAAATAGATTGCATTATAAATTGCATCAAATCCATCAAGAAATCTTTGTAGTCTGCTCATTTTGCTTCCCAGTGACTACCATCAACCCCACAAGTATCTATTTGATTTTTCATAAACTCCCAGTTTGGGTCTCTTTCCATCTCACAAAAACGATAAGGAGCATTATTAGGAGGATAATTATAGTGTATTGGTATCATACACCGATCAAAGTTATCTCCCGTAATACGACGAAAGATAAAAGATAACCAATCTCTACGATAGTGTTTGCAGGTATTACAAGATTTAGTTGGTTTCATAAGAAACTCTCCAAGTATCCAATGATTTCGGGCATTTTATGTAGCAATTCATCAGCAGGACAAAACTCAAGATGAGTATTATAAGTATTCAACCAGTATCTCATATTCTCATCACCGTCTGGTCCTTGACCCATCTGGTTATACAATAGTGTGTACATATAAACAAACTTTGCCTTATCAATACCTTCTACAAATATTCGTAGGATTTGTGATACCTTGAAAGCAGCTTTATCTAAAACTTTTTCATTCTCTTGTTGTCCTTTATCAAGATAATGTTCAGCATCCATTATTCAAGACCTCAATAATATCCAGTATATCACGAACATTCACTAAATACAATTCATCCTTCTTATAAGCACATTCTTCTACAAGTGCAAGAAGAATTGCACCATATTCATAACGAACACGAGCACTCATAGGGTCTTTATGTCCCAAACGAATAAGTTTCCCAAGAGGTACTTCACCATCAGCAACACGATGTGCCGCATCAAGAAGTTTTTGTGCTTGTCGTTGTACTTTCAATACTTTTTGGATTTGTTCTTCATCAAAACCATCATAAGTTGTATCTAACCAAGGGGCATCATATCTCTTCTGTTTCTTTTCGGTATCCATTTGTTCTTGTAACAAACTCCAAGAGTTCATTTGAGTTCCTCGGCAAGTTGTAGGAGGTCATTTCGGTCCAGAACTATCATATCATTCTGGGCATTATAAGATTGTATATGTTCCACCGCAAGTTGAAGAACCGATGAGACTAGTTCTTTCTCTGTCATATCAGGATTTGAGTATCTAATGTTCCAAATCTGATCCATTAGGTTTTGTGCTCTTTCAGACATCAGGATTTTCTTGCCTCCGCACAGATTGCTTCAATTTCTTCTTCTGTATAGTTAGGATTGTTTGGACTTTCATATCGTGAGAGTTTTGCTCTCAGGTCCAGAACTTCACTTTGCAGTTTTTCATTCTCCTCAAATGTCTTACCCACAAGTGCCCAGTCCTCATCAAACTTCTTTGCAAGTCCTACTTCTTCTTGAAGTTGCTCTGAAAAATCTTCCTCAAGTATCAGACCATATTCATCAGCAACCTTTTTCATTTCTTTTTGATCTCTCATATCATTAAAGGCAAGTTGAACTCCACCTTTCATAATGTTATAATCACAAAAACCAACTGCCCGTAGGAAACGATTGAATAGATAAAAGTACTGATGAATGTTCAGGTCTTCGGCAGGTACTTCTATTTTGATATTCTCGGCAGGAAGAATATCATCACAACCAATCGCACCATCACTGGTACTGATGTATGAGAGTTGAACTGTTGCCTTGTAGTTCATTGGGGGATTTGTGTCTATGAGAGTAGTATAGCACAAAAAAAGACCCCGGTCAAGGGGTCTTTGTGTCGGTTTCTAAACAGTCTCGTGAACTTCTTGTCGGGCACTGAAACCAACGTCATCATAAGAGGTTGGAATACGATTTAACCTATGATGTGCATGATTGATTCCGGAAATACTAAACTCTTCAAACACAGAATCACGAATAAATCCGTCTAGTTTTTTACGTTCTCCTTGCGTTTTTGGATGACGAAAATAATTATACTCATAAACAGGATTTCTAAAAGTTCTTGACATAATTGAAGTCTCCAATGACTTGATTATATTTATTATGATAAGGTTATGATTTATGATTTGTCAAGAGTTTTTGTGCCATCTTTTCATATTTCTTCATCATTATTCTTTGAGAGATTGGATTTGTGAACCAGAAGGGATGAAGTTTAATCATTAGATATTTTTTTTCGGCATAAACAGAAAGAGACTCAAAGAGTAGTATTACATATTTTGTAATGTTTTCGTCCATTATCATCAAATAAAGAATAACACCAAATGGAAGAAACCAAATGTAGGAATTTGTCATCTTAGATTAAGATAAGATTATTTTTTATTATTTACCCTTGAAGAATCTTATACATGCTTATCAACCCTCACAAAGGTATTATATCAATTTATGAGTGCTCTGTCAAGTACTCTTCATAAAGCTCTAATTCTCTTTGATGAGCATCAAGTTCCCATGGCATTTCTTTATAATCTAAATCAGAACAATCAATACCTTTCCAACAACGAATGCCTCTCTTATCTCTTAAATCACCACGAATATGTTGTAGAAGATGTTGCATTTCGTGAAATATTGTCTTCATATAATCTTCTTTGGAAAGACGATTATGAATCTCAATCAAAAAACTTCGTGGTCTCCAGTCACAATCACGAACACTACACCAACCATAAACACCTTCTCTCACAAGACCTCTGTGAAGAACTTCTATCTCAATCTTATGTCTGGGTAGATACTTCTCACAGAACCAGATTACAAGGGCACAGCAGTGCCTGTGAGAATATCCATAACCACTTGTATAAATCGTGAGCATTTAAAAAGAAGTTAAAATAACTTTAACGATCCGAGTTCCCCAGTTCATAAGTGCAAGAAATGAAACAATAAAAATCAATCGGTCAAGATTAGAAAGGGACATTCTTGGTTTTTCTTGGATTCTTACATACTATAAAACCCCCTGGTGAGATTCCAGAGGGTGAGTGGTCAGTTTGTGAAGTGGTCTATTGGTGCTTATTCACCAACAACATCGGCACTTATTTCACCACCAAAAGAATATAGGTCTGCACGTGCTTCTGTAAGAGTCTCATAAAGTTTACGAACATCAAAATCAGTATTCCAACGATAATCACCTTCGTAGTAGATTTCTTTGATTTGACCCTGAATGTTCTCTGTCTTTTGTATACGGTACATAACTTTTTAGTTATTTATGGATTGATGTTCTGGTAGTTTAGGAAGTAAGTCTGCTGATATAACTGTTCTGGTTTTATTTGATAGATTTGGTGTTGCATAATGAAGTGTATAAGAAGGAACAATAAAGATCGTACCTTCCTGAACATCTTGTGGACATATAAGACTTGTAGTATCAGTTCTTGGATCTTGCCACGGACATACAAATGTTGTGGGACTATGAACTTTTGGGTCATACTCAACATAAAGAACAAGTGAGAAACCCCAGGACTTATGATTATGAACTGTTTGATAATCACCCTTACGATATCTCACAGTCCAACAATCAGTCATACTACAAGATACTTCTGCTTCTTTACAAAACTCAAATAACTCTGGACGGATGAGGTCTTGGAAATAATGAACGTAAGATTTATTATTTGTGCTTCTGTCACTCTCAAAGGTTTGTAGAGAAGTTCTTACGAACTTTTGAGAGTTTATACGATTTAGAAGTCCTTTGCGTTTGAAACTCCAATCAGCAACTTGATACTGATAAGAGGGGTAAGAGAAGAGTGGAGATTTCATACCTCAACGTGCTTTATCCCAGGCACAATGTGCTCTTTGACCGTCTTGAATCACGTAATGAAAAAATATTTGATGGTAGTAATCTTCTGTTGTTGACTTACCAAACAGTTTCTTACTCTTCTTTCCACCGGGCATCGGATCTCTCCAATGTGGTCTGGAACATCCCTTATAAAGTAATCCATCACCAGGTTCTAAACACAAAGAACGTTCTTCACCAGGGACCAATACTACATCCTTTTTCTTCTTATCCACATAAGTGTCTGGTGTTTTAATCTTAAAGGGCCAGCATTCTTTGAGAGTTGTAGAAACGTGAACACTCACAGAAATCTCACAGGCATCTCTATCTGCGTGTTTTAGTAATGCTTGTCCTGGAAAATAAAAACGATCATAATAATAAGTATTATAAAGTTTCCTACCGATTACTTCTTCTAGTTTGAGACGAATACCAGTATGTATCTTACGATATTGTGGGTGCCAGTATCGTGCCAGAGATCCCTCTACTTGTTGTTCTACTGGATCGTGATTGAACTGATCCATATTCTTGCCCCAGTAGTTTATCTGTCCTCTTTCTGGTGGTAGTGGATGATATAACTCATCAACCGACCATAAGTCCTTGATAACCAGATATCCATTCTTCTCAAAATCTTCATTATGAGTCCAGGCAGTTCCTGTATTCGTCCTTTCCTGCCATTGTAGTTGCAGTTCGTTCATTTGTTCCATATCAACACCACCTTTTTCCTACGCACCAACCAACTATGGAACGGCGACATCCTTTTGTTACTTTGAGAACTCTATGTTGTGCACGAGAGTCAAAAAGTACAATCGTCCCACGCTTTCTTGGGACAATATGAGAACTCCCTGTCTCATCCATTATCTGTACGTTTCCACCAGAATATGAATCAGGATCCGAAAGTTGCAATGAAAATGAAAGTTTCCTTACAAGTTCAATATTCTCATTCACAAAGTCATTTGCAAGTCCTTCTGCACGATTACCAACTGACTGAGGCTTGTATTGTGTTGCAAGACCTGCATCATTATGCCATCCATAAAACTGCCCTGTCTCATAACGAGTATATTGGAGACTTTCACCATCAATATTTCTCAGGTCATACAGAAAGTTCTCACGATTTGCTCTTTGTACGTAGTGCCATAAGAACCCAGCAACCCAGTGAGTTGTTGGTATCCAGGTATTTTGTGAGTTTCTTTTTTCTTTGTTGAGAGCATCACCGTGAAGTCTTGAGTCCCCCATTGAGGGATCAAAGTTTTCTGTGAGATCTCGTTCTATGATATTTACGATATCTTCTGGTAAGTTCGTATAATACCAAATACTGGTGAGTGCCATACCTTCTTATAATGTATTCAGGAGTATTATATATCAGTTTGGGGGGGGAGTCAAATACTAAAAAGGAGGGACTTACACCCTCCTTCCTGAAAAGTACCACCCAATCAGGTGTTTTATACTAGGTATCGGATGACTACTATTCCAGGACCACCGGTACCACCACCAGAAGCAGGGCCAGCGCCACCGCCACCGCCGCCACTATTAGTAGTTCCTGGTAGTGGTGATGTACCACTATCTCCAGATTGTCCTCTTCCACCTCCACCTAGACCGCCAGGAGCAAAAGTTCCGCCCATAGGTTCAGCATTTCCTCCTCCTCCACCACCAGCAAAATAACCACTTAATGGAGCAAGTGATGGAACACCAATCAAAGGACCAGTAAACTGTGGATATTGCAATCCAACTCCACCAGCACTACCACCGCTACCAGGACCTACTGGTGCTCCTGCAGCACCTGCACCACCACCACCAGCGCCACCAAGACTTCCTGCAGTATTTGGACCTCCAGGATTTCCTTGTGACGGAGCAGGAGTGCTTGTACCAGTTACACTATTACCAGATCCTCCAGATGCTCCAAGACTATTGGATCTTGCGCCACCTCCAGAACCTCCAGGAAATCCAGTGCCGTTAGTTGGTCCAAAAAAATCTGGATCAGTTCCCCCTCTACCACCCCCCTGAGATGTTATTGAAGAAAAAATAGAAGGTGATCCATTTCCTCCCAAAGCAGCACCAGCACCAACAGTTATTGTATAAGACCCAGGAGAAGTACTTACAGGAAATCCTGTTGCGGTTCTCAGTCCTCCTGCACCTCCTCCGCCACCAGTTCTATCTGATCCACCAGCACCACCACCACCAACAACAAGATACTCAACAGTACTACCATAAATTCCAATTCCAGTAACTGTAAAAGTTGCTGGACCGGGTGTTGTAAAAGCATGATACCTATATCCATTTCCAGGTGTTGTGATTGTACCACCAGTTGCTGTTAATCCTTGTGCTGCACCACCAATCTCAGCATCAACTCTACCAAACCCAAACTTTAACCCAGTAAAAAGAGGTGCCATAATATCAAACTCCTACAGTACCTTGACGGAACCCACCATTCTTCGTTGCATAAACCTGATAACTACTTGCAACAGTATTTGTACCACCAGTATAATGCACGAAGAATGATACAAAATCTCTATCACTTGCAGTCGTAGAAAGTGTCACAGTGGTTGCAGTACCTACCAGTGCTCTTGTTGAGATACCTGATGCAACTGCTGCACCATTCTCAAATCCAATCACAAAACAGTTAGTACCAATACCAGTTGCTGCTGTTGTATTTGCAGTTCCTGTTGCGTTCTGTGTAAAGATAACAGTAATCGTCGTACCATTAGAAACACCAGTATCCGCAGGCATATTCTTAAAGGACACAATACCTACACTACCATTTGATAAACTATGAGTATATGTCGTTGCATTTCTTACATCTAACTCAAGAACAACTTTACCACCACTCAGTGCATAAGTTGTTCCGGTAGATACTGTTTCTATAACACCACGAAACTTATTTGGTTGGTTATACTCAAAGCATCCAGTATCTCTTTCCCAAGTAATAGTTTTATTTGTAGATCCATAAATCGTAATACCAGCACCATCAGCAAGTGCATCACTAGGAGATGATGTAGAACCAATACCAATATTCTTATCTGCGATTTCTAAACTTGTTGTATTGATAATGGTTTGAGTACCATTTACTGTTAAGTTTGTGAAGGTTCCTGCTGCTGCTACGACATTATTAACAGTAATATTAGGACTACCAGAGAGACCAGTTGCATTACCAGTCAGTGCTCCAACAAAACTTGATGCAGTTGCAATACCAGTTAGTGATAGGTTACTTCCAAAGATTGTTCCTGTATGAGTTGCAAGACCAACAAAAGTAGAAATACCAGAAACATATAAGTTTGTTGTTGATAAAAGACCAGCAACTGTAAATGAACCACCAGTCGTAGTACCAGATGGTATTGTATTGACTGGAATCGCAGGTCCTAATGAAACTCCAGAGAAACTTAATCCATTATTAGGAGCAGTGGAGAATATAATGTTACTTCCAGAAACAATATAATCATCAGATGGGTCTTGTATGACACCACCAAGGTTGATAATCAGTGATTGTGCATTCGGTGGTGAGATTGATACACTACTTGAAGTAAGTGCAAAGGTAAATGCGATTCCTGTAAAAGAACCAGAAATATCATCAAGTACTTTGATTTGACTTGATGATGCTGCACTAAAACTTATCCATACAGTTCCATTCCACTGATACGAGAACCCAGAGGTGGTATCAGTATATACATCATTCAGTGCAGGACTGTTTGGAAAGTTGAGAGCCATCTTATTGTATTTTTAGTTATTTATGTTCTTATGAAGTATAAGAACATTACATTTATTATTTAGATTTTTATTCAAACTATAACCCAAGATAAAGAGAATTCATTCCATGTATAATTAATTTCATTATTTGGACATGGAATAGGGGGTTCCCATAGACAGGTTTCCTCATTTAAAATCCAACTGTTATAAGGTTTGGGTGGAATGAAAGCATTTAATTCTTCATTATAAGTAAATCCAATACCTGCATAATTTTTTCTAAATGGATTACCATTTGGATGTTTTCCAGCACGAGTATTATATGAAGTTCTCTTACACTTCACATTTCTTATGTTTCCATAGTATTCTTCCCAATCAATACCGTCTTCCCATTCTTCTTTCCCACAAATAATATCAACAACAATGTTATTTTTATCTAAAAATGCGTAGTGTGCCATAAGATTTAAAATGTAATGTTTCCAGTTCCAGCAGTAAACCTATAAACTCTAAACCCAGAACGAGTTGGTTGAGTATAAGATAAACCTCCTCCAATACTTGTTAGAGTAGGAGATGCATTTGGATAAGCAATAATTACAATTCCTGATCCACCGTTGCCACCAAAAGCAGGATCGGGATTAGGACCTCCACCACCACCCCCACCACCCAAATTAGTTGTTCCTGCTGTTCCATTTGTACCACCACCTGCTCCTCCTCCACCTGAACCACCAGCAGATCCATCAGTAGAACCACCTCCTCCTCCACCATAAGTTATAGCAGATCCGGTTATACTATTTGGCAATCCATTCCCACCTCTTCCATCTGGGGCATTAAAACCTGCCTGTGATGCTCCACCTCCTCCTCCACCACCGGATGGTTCATTCCCTGGACTTCCAGATCCACCAGGAAATCCTTGTGGTGGTGATGTTGGCGGACTATTTCCTGCTGCTCCCGGTGGTTGGTTTCTACTTCCTCCACCACCAGATCCACCAGTTTCTTGTCCGTTTGCTTTGTTTAGAGTTCCTCCACCACCACCAGTGGATGATATTGGTCCAAATGTGCTAGTTCCCCCTCGTGTTCCATCGTATGGAGATGAGTCTGAGGGTCCACCAATACCTCCACCTCCCACGGTAATAGTAAAAGTTTGTCCAGATAATACTGAAAGATTTCCTGTTCTGTATCCACCAGCACCTCCACCACCAGCGCCAGCACGAGAACCTCCTCCTCCACCACCAGCAACAACCAAATATTCAACTAAAATTGAAGAATCACCACCGCCGCCAAAAAAGCTAAGAAATATACCGCTCATGATAGATTACCCGTTACTACGGCAACAGTTGCAGAAATAAACAAAATATTTGCAACACCTCTTGTTGTCACACTAAAAGTACCTATATCTGCGTTTGTACCACCCTTATAAACAGTTGTAACAGCAGAACAAGTACAAGTTATTGAAGCTGCTGTATTATTGAAAATCATAATTGCGTCTCCTGCCGAAAATACTGATGCAGGAATAACTACCGATCCACCAGATTCCAGTTCAACAAATTTACCCACATCACCAGCAACCAAAGTATAAGAAGATGTTTTAGTACCAACAGGTGGAATTTTTTTGTATCCCACTGAAAATGTACCATCTACTGTGCAGTTGGATAATGTTCCAGAACTTGGAGTTCCTAATACTGGTGTTGTTAATGTAGGTGATGTAAGAGTTTTATTGGTAAGTGTTTGAGTTGCAGATGTAGTTACAATATTCACACCCTCAATTGCAACTAAACCAGCAGATACTCTAGTGAGTGTAGTATCTGATGCGTGTCCTAACTCAATAGAACCAACACCTAGTGCTGTTGATGTTGATGCCGTTAGTCCACTTATTGGTAGTCCAGTACAACTTGTTAATGTACCAGATTGTGGAGTTCCTAATACTGGAGTTACTAAAGTTGGTGAAGTAGCAAATACAGCAGCACCAGTACCAGTCTCATCGGTGAGTGCTGTTGCTAGTTGAGCTGATGTAAAAGAACCTAATACAGCCGCATTACCAACAGATGTTACGTGTCCTGTTAAGTTTGCATTAGTGGTTACATTAGATGCAGTACCAGTAAGGTTTGCAGTAATAGTACCTGCAGAGAAGTTACCAGAAGCATCTCTTGCAACTATAGCAGATGCAGTATTAGCATTAGTTGCAGTCGTAGCACTATTAGATACTTTACCTGCAGTACTAATAGTAGCAAGTTTGGTATCAACAATACCAGCACTAGCATTAATATCAGCATCAACGATTACACCAGCAGCAATAGCAGTTGTAGTTCCATTAGAAGTTACATCACCAGTTAAGTTAGGAATATTAGTTGTGCTTGTTGCAGTACCAGTTAAGTTAGCAGTAATAGTACCAGCACTAAAGTTACCAGAAGCATCTCTTGCAACTATAGCAGATGCAGTATTAGCATTAGTTGCAGTCGTAGCACTATTAGATACTTTACCTGCAGTACTAATAGTAGCAAGTTTGGTATCAACAATACCAGCACTAGCATTAATATCAGCATCAACGATTACACCAGCAGCAATAGATGTAACAGAATTGACTGATGTTATATCACCAGTTAGATTAGGAATATTAGTTGTTGATGATGCTGTTCCAGTAAGAGCACCTACAAATGTAGTAGCAGTTACAACACCAGTAATTCTTGCATCACCAATGACGTGAAGTTTACTTGTTGGATTTGTGGTTCCAATACCAAAAGAACCAGAAACATAAGCACCACCAGTAACTTGAAGTCTTTGTGATGCTGTTCCTGTTGAGGTTGCTGTTCCTACTAATATAGGACCATTAGTGAATGTAGAACCAGAAGAAACTACAATACTGGTTGCTGTTGCAGCACCTAATACAGGAGTGACTAGAGTAGGACTTGTTGCAAATACATTCGCACCAGAACCTGTTTCATCAGTAAGAGCTGTTGCTAATTGTGCTGATGTAAAAGAACCTAATGATGTTGTGGTGTTAACTGATGTGATTGCACCAGTTAAGTTTGGTATATTAGTTGTTGATGTAGCAGTACCAGTCAGTGCTCCAACGAATGTAGTAGCAGTTACATCACCAACAACGTGAAGTTTTGATGTTGGAGTTGTGGTTCCAATACCAACCTGACTTGAATTATTAATTCTAATTACTTCATTGTTATTAGCACCTAATGCAAGTTGAACAGTAGAAGTACCTTTAATTGTTGATACAAGATTGGAATGTGTAATAGTAACATCACCTTGACCAGAAGATACAAATCTTCCATCACCTTGAACTACTAATTTACTAGTCGGGAGGGTATTACCAATTCCAAGATTACCAGAAACATAAGCACCACCAGTCACTTGAAGTCTTTGGTCTGTGGTTCCTGTTGATGTTGCTGTTCCTACTAATATAGGTCCATTAGTGAATGTAGAAACTCCAGTAACATTAAGTTGCCCTAGTGTTCCAACAGAAGTGAGTGATGAATTAGTAACACCACTTCCTAAAGTAGTATTAGAAAGTACGTCAGTTCCATTAATCTTATAGGTTTTTCCAATATTAAGATTAAAACTTTCACTTGATTCTAATGAATTGCTACTATTCGCCCATTGTATTGTTTTTCTTATACCAATAGAACCAATACCAATACCAGCACCATCAAGAAGTGCATTTGTTCCTACTGTGGTTGCAATACCAACATTAAAGTCAGCCAGTTCAATTGTTATGGAATTAACAATAAATTGATCTCCATCTACATATAAGTCACCTTTAATTCGTACTGCACCAGTATTATCTCCAACTGCTGCTGGGTCTATTGTAAGAGTTGCCGGACCACTTATAGTATCTGTACTAATATTAATACCAGTACCAGATGCACCAGTAGAAAGTTGAGACGCAGTAATGATACCTGATGCATTAATACCTGACGAATTAATTGTAACTCCAGAACCAACAACAATACTTGTTGCTGTTGCACTTCCTAATACAGGAGTGACTAATGTAGGACTAGTAGCAAATACAGCAGAACCAGTACCAGTCTCATCAGTTAATGCTGCTGCTAGATTGGCACTTGATGGTATTGCTAAAAATGTAGCAATGTTAGCAGCAAGACCAGAAACACCAGTGCTTATTGGTAATCCAGTACAATTAGTTAAAGTTCCAGAAGAAGGAGTTCCTAATACAGGAGTGACTAATGTAGGACTAGTAGCAAATACATTAGCACCAGAACCAGTCTCATCAGTAAGTGCTGTTAAGAGTTGTAGTGAGGTAAAAGAACCTAATACTGCAGCATTACCAACAGAAGTTACGTGACCCGTTAGGTTTGCATTCGTGGTTACATTGGATGCTGTACCAGTTAATGCTCCAACAAATGTAGTAGCAGTCACAACACCAGAAACTCTTACATCACCAGAAACGTGAAGTTTTGATGTTGGATTTGTGGTTCCTATACCAACATTAGATAGAGTATGAATACCTGATGCTGTTGTAACCCATTGCGAAGAAGAACTGGCAGAAATGCCAATCAGTTGAGAACCATCACCACTAAAAGAAGTTGCTGTCACAACACCAGAAACTCTTACATCACCAGAAACGTGAAGTTTTGATGTTGGAGTTGTTGTTCCAATACCAACATTTCTAGTTTCATCAGCAACTGATATTACAGATGCAAGTTGAGATAATTCTCTGGTATTTGCCATTAACTATGTTTTTCCTATATCTTATTTATGAAAAAAGGAGGAAGATTTCTCTTCCTCCTCTAAATTTAATTTAGACTCAAATTATTTTTTGAGTTCTTCAATTTCTGCTTGAAGATTAGCAATCATTTGTCCTTGCTCTTTCACTGCCTCAATCAGAACTCCAATCAAACCATTATAGTTCACGGTCTTGTGAGTATCACCAGTCTGAACCAGTTGTGGTAAGTGCTCTTCAATTTGTTGAGCAATCACACCAATTGTTTCTTTTCCAGTTTCCTTCCAAGAGAAGTGAACACCCTCAAGTTTAGAAACGAGTTCAGATGCACTCTCAACCTGTCTGATATTTTCTTTGAGGTTGATATCAGAAGTAGAGTTGAAATCAGTAGCAGAAAGAGCACCAGTAGAAGGGTTAAAGGTTAGTTTAGTTGAAGATACATTTGCTGCAGAAATAGAACCTGATGTTGCACTTGTGAATGGTAAATATCTTGTTGCATTTGTTGAAGTATCATCAGTAATCGTTGTTCCAGAAGTTACAGCAGTTGTTGTAACTCCAGTGATTAATCCTTTAGCATTCACAGTAATGGTTGGAATTGAAGTACCATTACCAAAAGTTCCAACATTAGAGTTTACAGTTGCTAATGTAGTTGCTTTGTTGACTGAAGTAATATCTCCAGTTAGATTAGGGATATTAGTCGTTGATGTAGCAGTACCAGTTAATGATGCAGTAATAGTTCCAGCACTAAAGTTACCAGAAGCATCTCTTGCGACTATTGTGGATACAGTGTTAGCATTGGTAGCATTAGATGTAACAGTAAATGAAGATGCTCCTGCTTGGTTTGCTGTAAAGGATGCAGAACCAGATAAACCAGTACCAGAAACTGCTAATGTAAGAGCCCCATCATTTGCAGAAGTTACAGCAGTTGTTGTAACTCCAGTGATTAATCCTTTTGCATTCACAGTAATGGTTGGAATTGAAGTACCATTACCAAAAGTTCCAACATTACTATTGACTGTTGCTAATGTAGTTGCTTTGTTGACTGAAGTAATATCTCCAGTTAGATTAGGGATATTAGTAGTTGATGTAGCAGTTCCTGTAAGTGCTCCAACGAATGTAGTAGCAGTAATAATACCTGAGGAATTAATGTTTCCAACAACTGCTAAGTCATTTTGGGTGAACTGAACATTACCAGCAGCAAGACTAGTTCCACTTGGGAATTGGGTGGATCCAATACCAACGGCATAGTTTATCAACCAAGCATCAGTTCCAAGTCCGGCAAAAGTACCGGACTTAAACCACATAATTTTCTTATATGTTGCAGGAGCAGTCTCAATCCCAGCAATGAATAACTGAACTAATGGACTTCCTTCTGTTGATGCAAGTGCAACACCACCGTGATTTGCGGTATTATCATTAGAAATATCATTACCACTTCCATCGGTTCTAAAACCAAGAACAATATCAGGGTCTGATATTTTAAGTTCGGTTGTAAATAAAGTCGCAGATGTTCCACCAATAGTAATATTACCATTTACATTTAAGTTACGATTAACTAGAAGGTCTCTTGTAACTGTTACGTCTTGTGGTGCAGTGAATTGACTAGGAACACTTAAAGTTGGTGTAGAACCTTCACCAGTTCCACCTGTGACTGTAATTTGATTTGCGGTTCCGGTGATATTGGTTACATAATCACCGGTCGTATCAGTTCCAAGTCCAACACTATTTGGTTGTATTGTTGCTGCTAATGATACATTACCAGTTCCATCAAAACTAACAGGAGAAGAAACAACATCACCAGTAATTTGAAAAGTTCTTGGTGTAACTAATTGTGTTGCAGATGCTGCAATACCAGTTAGATTACCAACAAAACCTGAAGTAGCAGTGATGATACCTGATGCATTAATGTTTGTTGCAATCAGTGAAGTAACTGTAGAAACTCCAGAAGAGTTGATGTTACCAGTTACATTACCAGTTACGTTTCCAGAGAAACCTGAAGTTGCAGTTACAATACCTGATGCAACAACACTTGTTAAGGAGATATTCGGATCAAGGTTAACTGTTACTGCGTTAGATGCAGCAGATGAAGTTAGATTAGTTCCACCAGAGATTGTTAAAGTTTCTGTTAGAAGATCAATGTTTTCTGAACCAGAGTCTCCAGTAACAGTTAAACCAGAACCAACTGCTGCTGTTGTTACTGCAGTCACTAATCCTTTAGCATTAACAGTAACAACTGGTATCAGAGTTTGTGAACCAAAAGATCCAACATTAGAGTTGACTGTTGCTAATGTAGTAGCAAGATTAAGTGAAGTAATATCACCAGTTAAATTAGGTATATTAGTCGTTGTGGATGCAGTACCAGTTAGATTACCAACAAAACCTGAAGTTGCAGTAACAATACCAGATGCATTAATATTGGTTGCAATCAGTGAAGTAACTGTAGAAACTCCAGAAGAGTTAATGTTTCCAGTTACATTACCAGTTAAGTTTCCGGTTACATTACCAACAAAACCAGAAGTAGCAGTTACGATACCGGAGGCATTAATGTCTGTTGCAATCAGTGAAGTAACTGTAGAAACTCCAGAAGAGTTAATGTTTCCAGTTACATTACCAGTTACATTACCAGTTACATTTCCAGAGAAACCTGAAGTAGCAGTAACAATACCTGATGCATTAATATTAGTGGCATTCAGTGAAGTAACTGTAGAAACTCCACTAATATTCAGTGAAGTAAAGTTATTAGGAGCAGCAGCAATTGCTGTTTCAATAGTTGCAGTTGTAGTTGCATCAAGAGCAGTAATATTAGAAAGTGTTGATGTATTAACAAACTCCGAACCATTGTATGCAAGAATATTTCCTGTTGCAATACCACTGAGAGTAACATCAGATAAGTCATTTAGACTGCTAACTTGTCCTGTACCAGCACCAAGAGTACTATAAGAAACAAACTCAACAGTATCATTAACAAATGCAGCTTCAGAGAGAGTGATTGTACTACCGTTACTTGCAGTGAATTCTCCAGAAGATAACTTAACACCATTCACAAATACATCAAGGAAGTTTACATTATACACAAAACTGAATAGTGTTTGTCCTGCTGTTGCAGTAAAGGTTTGTGTTGTTCTTGTTTGTGGTAATAGGTCATTAAAGGTTTTCCAAGTTACACCTGCTCCAACAGAAGCAAGAACCTGATTCATAGCACCAGTAGTATTTCCAATAGAAACATAACCACCAATATTTAAATTAGTAACAGTTGATACTCCAGAAGAATTAATGTTTCCAGTTACGTTTCCAGTGAGTGCTCCAACGAATGTAGTAGCAGTTGCAACACCAGTAACAACAACACCAGATGCATTGGTATCAAATGAAGGAGCATTAACTTCACCAGTCAAGTTACCAGTTACATTACCAGAGAAACCTGAAGTTGCAGTTACGACTCCAGAAGCAACAACACTTGTTAAAGAAATATTTGGATCAAGGTTAACTGTAACGGAATTTGATGCAGCAGAAGAAGTTAAGTTAGTGCCACCAGAAATTGTTAGAGATTCTGTTAAAAGATCAATATTTTCTGAACCAGAGTCACCTGAAACAGTAAGTGCGGTTCCAACAGCAGCAGTTGTTACTGCAGTCACAAGACCCTTTTCATTAACAGTAACAACTGGTATCAGAGTCTGTGAACCAAAAGATCCAACGTTGGAATTAACTGTTGCTAATGTTCCTGTTCCTGTTACATTACCAGTGCCATTAAATGATCCTGAAGTGTAAGTTAAATCTCCAGTAATTGCTACAGTTCTTCCAGTTGCAAGTTGTGTAGCAGAACTGGCTAAACCAGTTAGATTTCCAACAAAACCAGAAGTAGCAGTAACAATACCTGATGCATTAATGTTTGTTGCATTCAATGAAGTAACTGTTGATACTCCAGAAGAGTTAATGTTACCAGTTACGTTTCCAGTTACGTTTCCAGAGAAACCTGAAGTAGCAGTTACAATACCTGAAGAATTAACATTACCAACACTTAGATTGGTTAAAGTTCCAACAGAAGTCAGTGATGAGTTAACAACACCAGATCCAAGAGTTGTTGAAGAAAGAACTTCAGTATTGTTAATTTTATAAACTTTACCCGATGCAACGTTTAAGTTCTCTGAAGAACCTAAGTTGTCTCCAGAATCCTGGAATTGGAAGGTTTTATTACCATCACCAGAGGTAATAGTAATACCAGCACCATCGGCAGC